CTTGATGGCAGCAGCGCGGATGGAATCGGCCAGCACCTTGTCGCTGTACTTGGCGGCGAATTGCTCGGCCTTGTCGGCACGCGCTTTCTCGGCGGCCAGCTTGGTGTCGTAGTCGGTGCGCAGGCGCTCGGTACGGCGCGTAATGACCTCGTCCAGCTTGCCTTCGGCAATCAGCTTGGTTTCTTCGTCTTGGCCAACTTTGGTCAGCAGCCCTTTCACCGCGGAAATGTCCAAACCCTCGAACTGCGACTTGAAGCCGTCCAATTCAGTTTTGGTAGTCCGGAGCGAGCCAAGCAGCTCGGTGTTTTTGTTCTTGAGGCCCACGGTCGCAGCCTCGACAGCTGCAGCAATGGCTGTCTGAACTGCCGGGTCTTCAAGATCAATCTGGTTTTCGTCTGCCACTTGGTGCACCCCTTGGGTTTGGTCGGCCCGCTTTGCAGGCAATAAAAAACCGCCCATTGGGCGGTTTGGTTTGAATTCTGTGTTTTATCGGACTATCGAGAGTCCGCGCATGACCAGGTAATCGGCGAATTGCGTCCTGCTCGGCGCATACGGCGGCGGCCGCATTCGCAGGCCTGGCGTATCTCGGTTGAGCCTCGTGCGCCGGCCATTCGGCTCAGTGCAATGCGTTGGCTCCTCGATCTGGCAGCCCTGTTCGCCGGCGTACAGTTCAACTGCCAACCGCACCTGACCCCATTCAAGCTCAAAGGGCACGAACGTCTCGGACAGCGTCTGGTAATCAATCTTGCAGTCACGCCGGGGCCAGGCCATCGCCTGATCAGGATTGGCCTTTCGACCCTTCCACTGTCGACTATTGATGTCGGCCGCGGCGCGCAGCAGCAGTTCGACCTGCTCAGCCTCTGCGTCAGGTATCCGGAACCCGTAGTAGTCGCGGTAGAAGGTCAGCTTCTCCAGCGGCACGAAGCTATTGGCGTCCGGCCTGCCCCTTCCGTCTTCAACGATGATGTGCATCGGCTTTCTCAACCCGGTGGAGCGCCGAGTGTAACGCCTGCGCGGATGAACATGTCAGGCTCAGCCGCCTTCAGTTGCCCCAGCGTCAGCGGCTTGAACGACTTGTCTAGCTGCAGCTTGGCAAACTTCTCCGGAGTCAGGCCGCCATCGCGGAACAACTTGGCTCGCACAGGGCCCAACGCATGATCTTGAAAGCTCGCCGGCTGAGTTGCCAGCCACTCGTAATAGTTCAGGCTGGCATCAACCTGCGCTCCGCCGTTTTCGCCTACCGCAGCGCGCGTCGCGTCCTTCGCGAACAACTCGGAAAGCCGGGTTGTCGGCACCGTGGTTGAGCGGCAGTTAATGTGCGCCGGCGGAAGCGGCCCTTTTCCCAGGTCGAAGCGCATGCCATCCAAGCCCTTGCACTGCTGCGAAGTCTTGCGGTCGAGCGTCGATACCCAGCGATAGCCCAGCACTACGTCGCTGTTGGCTTTCAGCGTCTCCATTCGCGAAGTCGTGGCCACGTGCTGGATTGCCGTCTGCACCACAGAGGCGGCGTTGCGATTGCTCACCGCGAGGATGCCGTCCGTGAAGTTCTGCGCCGCGGTACCGCGAATCGCCTGAATGATCTGGGCGTTGGTTTGGCCCTGGCCGAAGCCGAGCCTGATGGTATTGGTTACGCGCATGGTCTCCGTGCGCGTCCAGCCGCTGACGAAACTCTTCAGCAGCTTGCCGCCGTCGATGCCTTTCACCTGCAGCGGATAGGAAAACACCGCCGCGCGGATCACGGTATTGCTCGGCACCACTGCGTCGATGGACAGCGCATTGCTCAGGCTGTTGGCCTCGAAGGTCGACTCGTACAGCGCGATATCGACCAGATCGGCCTGCACCAGATCACCGTAGGCCTTGTAGATCTCGAGCAGCTTGCCATCCACTCGGGCCAGGAACTGCTCAAGGCGGTCCCGGCTGTAGGTAGTCAGCTCCTTGCGCGTCAACTGCACCCGCACAAGCGTGTCGATCTGGCGCAGGTACTTCTCGAACTTCTTGACCTCGCCGGCTTTAAGCCGCTCCAGCATTACCGAGTGGCGCGTCGTCTGCTCCAGCAGTTGGCTGTCCGCCTGCGCCAAGTTTGTCGATGGCATCGTCTTTATCCAGGTTGATGCCGGCCGACTCGCGCTCATCGCTGATCAGGTCGGCTTCGTCTTCGTATGGGCGATCCGGCAACTTGCCGGTGGTGAGGTACTGCCAGTAAGTGTCGGCGCTGATCGTGCCAGCCATCACGCCCTTGAGCAGCTCAGCCAGCACCTGGGCATCGACCACTGGGGTCACAAACTCAGGGCTCACCTTGAACTTGACCTGCTTGGGGTCGTAGCCCTTCCACTCAGCCGCGTAGCGCAGCGCCTGCTCCACTGCCTCTGCCACCGTGACGACAATGCTGTGCAACGTGGCGTGCTGGTCGTTCTGACGTGTTTTACGCGCCTCACCCGACTCGGTACCGCCGACATCCATGACCTTGGCGCCGGCTTCAAGCGCGGCGTTCTTCTGGTCATCCATGGCCTTGCGGACCGCTTCAATGCCAGCACCTTGGAACTCTAGGTAACCGCATTCGCCATTCGGGCCCAGATCCCAAGCAGCAGATGGCCCGGTCACGCTCAGCACAACCGAGCCATCCAGGCCAGATACCCAAGGTTGCGGATGGCTGGTCTGGTGTAGCGCTGTGAAGTAGTCAGCGCTCAGCTGATAGGACTTCAGCGCGGCGCGCGCCATCGTGAGCAGCGGCACCTCGTCCACTTCCGGCGAGTTGTCGGTCGAGCCGCAATAGATCACCGGCAGGTATGACAGGCCTTTCACCAGTCGGTTGTCGGTGCCAGTGGTGCCCAGAGGTTTCTCATCCTCGACGATCTCGCCACCTTCGTTCCGTACAGCGGTGTAACAGGTCTCGCCTTGCATGAAGAACTCGCGGAACACCGTGTCGCAGTCATGGCTGTAGCGGTCGCCGCCCTTCTTGCGGAACTCCCGGAACACCGAAAGGACCAGGTCTTGGCGACCGCCTTGATCAGCCGTGTCCCAGTTGATCGCGTTGCGCGTGGCGTATGTCGAGAAGTACGGTTCGCCGCGCTCATCGATGTTCACCACCAGCGGGACGCGGCCGTGTGAAATAGCCTGGCGCACCATTCGGAAGAACAGCTGCTTCAGGCCGAAGCCGTCAGAGGTGGCATTGTCCTCAAGCCCCTTCAGGCCGGAAGGCAGCTCAATCTCCGGAATCAGCCGGGAAACCAGTCCCATCATCGACCGCAGAGAGTCACGCACCCAGTGCTCGTACTGGGCACGGTTCGTGTAGTTCTCGTAGACGTACTTGTTGCTCGCGCCGTCGAGCTTCTCAGCTTCGACCATGCCGCTCGGCTTGGGCAGGTTACGCTCGTTGCGCTTCACGGCGCACTCACCCTCGAGCGCGTCGTCCATCATTTCCCACTCGGCGATGTGCGCGTCGTAGTCAGGGTTTGTCGATTGCACTGGCATCAGGCCAAGCCTCCAATTCGGCGTGTTCCGCCTGTGCGTGTTTTGATCGGGTACCGTTTGGCAATGAAGTAGCCAGGTGCATCCACTAGATGGTCGTAGCCGGCCTTCTTGTCGGGCTCGCCCTTGTCCGTGTAAATCTGGCGCTCCAGGCACTGCGTGTATTTCGGACACTGGTCGACGTTGACCAGATATCGATGCTCACCGTAGGTATTGGCGAACATCGCGCACATGGCGTTGACCCGGTCCTTCACAGCGGGGTTGGTCGAATCCACCACTACCGTAAATCCAGCCTTTTTCAGCAGTGACAGGTCAGATTCGCTTGCGCTCTTGCTGCTTGTGTTCTGGCCGCTGGCGTCCGGGTAGATCGCAATGCTGTGGTCAGGAAAGCGGAGCTTGATCTTCTCGATCATCTCAGGCGTGTCCCGCACATCTGAAAACTCGCTGAGCGCCAGTGGGAGGTCGTCACGGATGACGTGCACGACTGCCGCCATCTTCATGACGTTGAAGTCCATGCCGATGTGCAAGGCCTCGCCGCGCTTGATGGTTTCGCTGGTGCGGTTCGCCTCACGATTGAACGTGTAGTAGACAACACCTGCGTAATTCTCAAAGCTGGCCTCGTATTCCTGTCGGAAGGTGCGAGGATCCATCTTGCGACGGGCCGCATCCAGCTCTTCAGCCGGCACGTTACCGCCATCGAGCGAGGTGTACAGCCAGCTTTTGTGGTCAGGCTCATGCCCCGGCCGGCCGTCTTGGAACGTGTCGTAGCAGTGGTTGAAACCCTTGGGTGTGCCGATGCGTAGCGCGTGACCGCCCTTCCGCATGCCGATGCCCGGTATCGAGTATTGGCAGGTCGAGAGCATCGGCCGGAGGACTTCCTCCCATGCTTCCCATGGGCAGTCCGCCCATTCATCCACCAGGACGAAGAACAGACCGGAGCCGCGCAGGTTGTCGTAGTTGTCCAGCCCTACCACACGCATGACGTGACCAGACTTGAGCGTGATCGAACATTCTGTTTCGTTTGGCCGGTGTGCACGCCAGGCCTCGGGGATCGCCTGCTTCAGCCGTCGCCAGAACACACGTTTGGCCTGCTTGAACGTCGGCGCGCCGTACCAGATCTCGTCCTCGACGCTCACGCCCCACTCAGCAGCCAGCCGAGCAGCTCGTCGCATCTCAGCTTTGCCCAAGAACGTCTTGCCGAACCGGCGACCACACACCGCATCGCGGAAGCGCGCCTGAGGCTGGAAGCCCCAGCAGTAAATGTTTGCCTGTTTCGGCGTCAGCTTTACCGGCGGGTCATAGGTACGGGGTAGCGGGGACATTCTCATCAGGCTCCAGGGTGTACTCAGCGACTGCATGCTGCTGGTCCGCTTGGGAGCCCAGAGGTTTTTCGGGTTCGAGGCGGCGATTCACGTAAACGTCGCCCACTTCTTTGGCTGCCTGCTCCAGCAACTGGGCAGTCAGCGCCATGTTCTTCATGTTCTCGGCCTTCTCGGCCATGCGCCCCAAGGTGCGAAGTCGATACGCTCGGTTGGCGATCGGGATTTCTGCCGTCTCTTCGCGGAACCTCTTGCGGGTGTCGTTGAACAGCGTCTGCCACTTCACGTGCAGGTTGCGTCCAACGTACTTGGTTGGGTCGTATGCCTCGCACTGTTGGCGGGTGACTTCGAGCCCGAATCTTTCTTTGACGGACACCACCACTTGCGATGGCGTGTCAAAGCAGGCGAGAGCCTGTACAACAAAGGCTTTCACCTCGTCTCTGAGTGCGGCCATAAGTGGACATCCGTCAAAGTACTGTCAAAGTCAGGCCGACTTGAGCAGACAGGTTCCGCAGGCCCTCGATATGTTCAATTTCCCCACCTCAGCAGGACTGTTTGCAGCGTCCACCAGCTCTTGCACCTGAGCGCTCGCCCCATACCGACGCACCACACCGACGAACTCTTCAACGTCGTGTCCACGCATCTCAAGCTTGGGCAATCCTTCCTGGGTGAACTTGGGTGCGCCGTACTTATCGGTCGCTTGAGCGATGTGGTACAGCTCATGTTCTACCAGTGCGCAGAAGTCAGCATCACTGCACTGAGCGCAGTAGTCGGCTGCCAGAGTGATGATGTAGGCCGGCACGGCGCCGAACCAATCCAGCATCTGTTGTTCCATTCGGGCCTTCTGCCAACCACCAGCGCGGAACGCTACCTGCTCGGCCTGGCCAACGACAGTGCGCCCTTTCTTCGTGAAGGCGGCAGACGCCCACATGACTCTCACATCCGCATCGATCAGATGTGCATGGTCTGGGTTGTGGATGCTGCCGGTGTCGGCGAGGATCTCGGCTTGGAGCCATTCCCACACTTCCGGAGCAGGTATCAAGCGAATACCGAAGCCGGACAGCTCAGAAAGGTCGAGGAGCGACTCCGGAGGCATAGGCCTGCTCATGGTTCACCTTGCACTTGAAATGATGGCCGGATGCCGGTATTGGTAACGATCAACTCAACGCAAGGAAGAACACATGGCCATAGCTATCGATAAGCTCACTGAACTCGGCGGTCATCGCTACAGCTCGCTACCAGATGAGCAGAAGCGAGCCCTCGCAGTAGCGGCAGCACTTGAGGTGATCTGCTCCAAAGCCTCGGGCGGAGACACAACAAGCCTGAACGTCGAATTCGAAAACCTTTCGACGTATGCAGACCACCTTCAAGAAGCCTTGAAACTGAAGTGATCCATCCGTGCCGCACTCACCTGCGGCACACCTCCCAATTAACGACCAGCCCTTCTTTGTGGTTTAGCCGCGAAATGAATAGCTGGCCTAGCAAGATTCGCATTCTCCAATGAATAACGTAGCCTCAACGCAGCAGCCCAATCAGCCTGAAAAAAAACCTCGAATACTCCTAAAAGCTATCGCTACCTTCGGCGCAGGTCTGATAGCCGCTGTCCCACTTATTCATCTCGCCGGTTACGGAGCTGAAAAGTTAGTAGGCATCGGAAAGATTCAATCGACCGTCGAGGTGCAAGCAAAGCTGATCGCAGACCTGCAAGCTGAGAAGAAGACCCTTTCGGAAAAAGCTGATCAACTGCAGACGAAAGCGCATGACTTAGAATTGAATCTGAACAGATCCGACTCCAACCTAAATGCCGCGAACCAGCAACTGGCTCAGCTTACGAGCCTGCTTGGGGAGTACAAAAATCTCAACTCTCAATTGGGCAACCGCGTAAAAGCCACTGATCCATGTTTGGCGATACAGCGCGTGATTGCGGATATTGAAGAAAAACTGGCAGTCAGTCCGCCATGGTCACATGCGTTACAGGGTGAGCGCCGGGAAGAGGCCATGATTCAACTTGAAAAGCACCAACAATCGCTCCGATCTTGCCTGTCTCCCGGCACCAACCCTTAGCTCGATGGCTGTCGACTCATGGCCTGGAAGACCGCATCGTGACACCCATTCGCGCTATCCAGCCCTGTAGAGCGTTGGTGATATCCTGGCTCAGCAGCAGCGCGTGACGCAGTCGAGTTATGACCCCATCAGCTGAAAGGATCACTGGGCTTGGCGATCGAGCGAACGAACCACATGAAGCCCTGCTGGAGATTGGTCTTGGCCAAGGCCAGTAGGCGCGGGTCAACGCCTTCGATCTGACCGATCTGTTTGAACAGTTCGCCGGCGTCCGCTTCCAGCGCTTTGATCGAGTTCATGCCGTCGATTTCAGACTGGGTCAGGTCGCGGTAGCCGGTGATCTTCTTGTGCTGGTTATCCATGCTGCCCTCCTCGTCTCGTGTCGCGACACAATTTGCACTCTCGCGAAACGTGTCGCGACACTCAGCCGGCAGCCGCAGCTGGGCGATGCTCGACGTGTGGGTATTGCACTCGGAAAGTCTTTGTGCAATCGCACTTGTTGCAGCGATGCGGGTACTGGGGTGGGCTGGACAACAGCGCGACGCCAGTCGGCCGCATGAACCCTTCCCCGCACGAATCGCACACGTAGTCGACGCGGTACCACTCAACGGCCGTCTGATGCTCTGCCATAAATTTCTCCTACTTTCTCTTCTGTGCGGCAGCGTATGCAGCCTCACACGCAAAGCCGGCTATTCGGCTTCGATCAAGCGCTTCTGCCAGTCTTCCCGCTTCCTCGTCAGCGCTTCTACGCAGGTCGGCGAGCAGAACGGTAAGGTCGGCTCTTGCCTTGCTTCCGCTGGCAACCTCGGAAGCAGAAGACCGTCGCTTGGCAATGAGGTCGGTGATTTGCTGCTGCAGGCTGCGAGCCCGGTTATCAGCAACAACAACGGCAGCCGATACATGCTCAGTCTTGGCTTTCGCATCGTCGGAGACTCGGTTGATGTCATTGGTGATCTCGCGCTGAATGCGGAGCGTGTTGATGAGCGAGTCCACGCGGGCGGTGGCAGTGTCGCGCTCGGCGGTGATGGCTGCTCGATCGTCCTTTACGCTATCCAGCCGAAGCGATAGGTAACCGACCGCTGCGAGCGCTGCCAGCACTACCCACACCCACGCTGGAACCAGCTTCAGCAAGGCGGTCATGGGGTCTGCCGCTCTACTGCTTCGTTGACCTTCTCCGCTGCCTTGCTCGCGGTATCAGCGGCCTGGACGACTGAGTGCGAGGCCTCTTGCACCTTCACTGCTGCGTCCTGAGTCTTCTCGGCCAGGCTGTTCAGTCGAAAATCTCGCTTGCCCAGTGCCGCGTCATAGGCACGGCGAACTTCGGCGAGTTGCTTCGTGTGCTCACTGCTGGCAGACCACACGCCGGCTTGGTAGCCGAGGATCAGGCCGCCGGCGAGCAGCAGCGCGGCGATTACCCATACCTCCGCTCGACGCCACCAGCGGCGAGCAATGAATTCCATAGCGCATCTGTCCATCAGTTGATGCCTCCCAGCTTGGTACGCAGGCGGGCGATCTCTTCGCTCTGCGAGGTAACCGTGGCGGTGAGTTGTGCGACTTGGCTGGTGAGGGCTTCGATCTTCCCCTCCATCCGACCTACTGCTGCGGCGAGCTCGTTGCGCTCTTTCGCGAACTGGTCAGCGCGGGCTTCAGCTTCCTTTCGCGCGATACGCTCAGAGTCCAGGAGCTCATTCAGCCGGCGAAGCGTGAAGATGTCGGCGTTATCCATCGCCCTGTCAGCAGCATCCTTCGAGAGGAATTTACGCAGCCAAAGGAAGGCTGCCAGCAATACGGTTCCGGTACCGCCCAGCCAGGTAGCTGTGCCTGGGCCGAGGTCAGTAGGATCCATCGCAACTCCATCATGAAAAGCTGACCTGTCAGGTCAGAGCAAATAGGTCGGCGTCCGCTACACTCCCAGCTTGGGGCTATGGGTGTGGGGAGCCGAAAACGAAAAAGCCCCTGCGAATGCAGAGGCTCTGAATAGGGGCTGAACTACTCAGAAATGTGAGCAAGATCAGTTAATTATGAATTGTCAGACATTTTTTTGAATCTTTACCGCTACCCAGCCATCACTACCTCATAAGCCAACGGAAAGGTGCGGTCGTGAGTAGCGTGGATATTTACAAGATCGAGTACAGGCTCCACGGAGAGCCGAGATCTTTCATCATTCGAGCCAAGTTGATGAACAATTCTGAAGCGTGGCAATGGGCGAGCTGTGACGCGGGTATCGCCCCCATTCCCAAGCCGGGACGACCGCCATTGAAGCGTGTTTCGAAGCCTCTGGCCGAGCGGTTCGGCATCACCGACGTGAAGTGGCGCGCAACTGCGGCCCTCACATGGGAGGAGGCTTAGGCAAATGTTCGAGAGCACCTCTGATCTATCAGGCGGGCGATTCTGGGATGACCAGATCGCCGCGAATACCGAAATGTTCCGACAAGCAGATCTGCTGGAGGAAGCTGCCTACAAAATCATTGATTGCGACTCTAGCAACGAAGCTTGGGCGAGATTTACTGATGCCAAAGCTCTGGCGGATGCTCAACGAACGGCAGCCTACCGAGACTGGATGCGAATAAATCGCGCGATGCGAAAATAGGTGCGCTCGTCTTTCCGAGCTGTCGGCCAAAGACCATCCCAGCGTCGACGCCCCTTTGCATCGATCTCGCTGTTCCTGTCTCGCGCCACCTTGAAAGCATTGTGAGGTCAGGGTGCGCGGGCTGCCGGCATTGATTCCGTGCGTCGCACTATCCGGCTATCGACGTCCAGGCCTTCCCGAGGGCTGTCCTGCTACAGGTAAATTCGAGGCAATAAAAAACCCAGCACAGTGGCCGGGCTTTATGAATCAATCCCTAACGCGCAAGATCGACAGGATGGGTAAATATTCTCTCACTTTCTCACTCATTGCAATGGCTTTTTGCTACGCCGCAAAACTTTCGATAAGTCCTTCCGCGTCAAGCAGTTCCTGCGCTGCCGTGAGCGCTTCATTGACCTGATCATCGAGCGCCTTGCGAATCGAAGAACGCCACCGGTACCGAGTCGATTCTGGCTTGCCGTCATTGTCCCAGTTGTCGATGTTGTACCAGGCCGCCGGCAGCACGGCCGTGGATCGCTTGAGTGTCAGCTTGCGGTCAACCGTGTCGTCCATGCCGCGCAACCCCTTCTCGTTGAACGTATCGACCAGCGCCTTGTTCTTGGCGATCGCCTCGGCCTCACGACTCACCACCTCGATGGTGGTTGGCTCATGCTTGCCGCCAACCTGAGGGATTGCCCAGGTCAGCACTGCACACTCACGGAACCGTTGCGGTGCCGGCGACTTAACCGAGCTCAGCAGTTCGAGGATCGCGCCATGCTTGCGCTCCTCATGTGTTGAATACTTCGCCACCAGCGCACGCCAGTGTGCCGGCGTGAGCGACTTGTGCAGGCGGCCGAACACCCAGCAGTCTTGTAGCAGCGCCGCTTCCTTGCCGACAATCTCCCCTTTCTGTTTGGCACATTGGACTTTTGGTTCGAAGTCGCAGCCCCCGGCAGAGCTGATTGTCTCGGCGGCCAGTGCCCGGACTACGGCGGAAATCACGTTGCGATAGGTCATGCTGCAGCCCTCTTCAGTTCTCGGGTCTTGGCCCGGTATTCGGCCTTGATGGTTTTGATTTCTTCGACGGTGTACTTGCGGGGCTCATGAGGCCCTTCCAGCCACGCCACGGTCTCCGCGCCGATGCGCTGCACCAACCGGATGCGGTACTCGATCGCGTTACCGGACAGGTTGCGGTTGCACTTCACGCACTGGCGGTGAATGTTCAGCGGCTCGAAGCGAAGCTCGGGACACGCACCGACAGATCGGTAGTGGCCGGCGTCCCAGCGGCTGCCGGTCATGAGGTCGTTGTCGTTCGGCATCGAGTCGCAGCTGATGCAAGGCAGGTGCGCGTCACGCAGGCGGACGTACTCGTTCACCGCCGCCTGTGCTTCGCGCAGGTGATCCGCCCTGCTCTTCAGCTTCTCCTTGCGGACCTTGATCTCGCGGCGTTCGCGCTGGGCGAACGACTTGCGCTGCTTCTCCTGTCGCTGGCGGATGATCGCTACTGCACAGTCAGGTGAACACCAGGTTTGAAATGGCTGCGCAGGGACGAATGTGGCCCGGCATTCGGCGACTCGGCATTTCTTCGGGCGGGACCGCTTCACAGTGAGGCTCATAGTGCTTTCCTTGCAGCTCGCTCTACTTCTTCCTTTCGGTCTTTGCGCTTGCGTTCGAACTCTGCGAGCGATTGCTTGCGGCGGCGTTCGATGAAATGCCCAGCAATCACCCCGACGACCAAGGAGAGGAAAATCACAATCCAGAATTGCTCTGCTGGAGTCATCAATACCGCCCTCCCCACTTGTCCTGCTCAGTCCAGCGCACGTCATGCTCGGCGCCGAAAGCGTGCATCAGCTCGAACAGATCGCTGAACCACTTCTGCGATTGCTTGCGGGTCGATACGGCCATCACGACGAAACCACCGTCGAGGCCTGGCTCCGCGCGCTGCTTCTCCAGCGAGGCACTGAAAAGGCACTTCCAGTCTTCACTGGTCAGCTTCTTGCCGTGCCAGACCACTTGCTCCGATACGTCCTTGAGCATTGCCCACATCTTGCGGTTGCAGACGTCTGGGCGTTTCTCATCCTTGATGACCACGATCTTCGGCTTGGTGAAGTCGGTTGCATGCAGGACGCCCATCAGACGGCTGATATCGCGCTGGCTGCGGATTGCGAACTCGTTCATGGCTGATCCCCGCCCATGCGTGCCAGAAGCTTCAGCTTCGCCACTTCTTCGCGCTCGGCGTTCAGCTCGGGAATGAGGCGATTGAATGCGCGGTAATATCCGCAGGCATACCCAAGCTGGGTACCGACAGCCCAGGCCGTTAGGATGATGAAAATCAAACCAGCCTCGCTCATGACTGCTCTCCCTTGCTCATGGCTGACAGGATGTCGCGCAGATACCCCGTCGCAATACTTGGCTGTTTGCCCGCGACGTCACACAGTCGTTGCACGAAAGCGGTAGCCTTATGCAAGCGCTCGGCCTCCTTGCGCAACGCCTCGTTCTCAATCTTCAATGCTGTGATCGAATTCTTACGGTCACGGGCCGCTTCGTATTTCTCAACCAGCGCCGCGTTCTCGGCGAACAGGGCCAAGACCGTCGCAGGGTTTGCGGCGAGTGCCAAGTCCGCATAGTCCTTGTTCTGCGCCATCAATTCGGGGAATGACCGGTTCTGATGCACGTCAAAGACGATTCCGTTGTCGTTGCGGATGTACAACGCGCCGTGGCTGCGCATGAAGCGAAGCGGCTGATGCTGCTGGCACACCTCGGCAATCGCCTTCAAATCGCGGAAGTCATTCATTCGGCGAACTCCTTGAGCAGTTGACGAGCGCCCATAACAGCGCCCTTGTCGCCGGACGTGCGGCTAATGTCCCTGAGCCATTCAAGCATCCGAGTGTTTTGTGCTTTCAGGTCGATGACCATGCCGAGCAACTCATCGCCGTCGGCGTCCATGTCGGACTTGAGTGCGCCGCCAATCGCGCCAAGGTAGCAAACGGCCGCCAGAAGCATCCGTTTGTGCGATTCGAGATCCTTGCTAAGCGTCTCGGTGTCAGCCAGCAGCTCAAGCGCCACCTCCTCCACGGTCTTCTCACCGAGGAATTCCTGCAGCGCCTCGGTGTTGCGCTTCCAGTCTGCGCAGTCGGCACGGTACGACGCCGCCTCGGCCCACAGCAGCTTCTGGAGTTCTTGTTTGTCGATGCTCATTGAGCCGCACTCCTTGCTTCCAATTGTTCGGCCTGCTGAATGAGCAGCGCCCGGCGATCCGCCAGCTCATTGGCTGCCTGAATTCGCATTTCTGTTTTTTCCTCGACTGATGCTTGGCGCATGGCGAGCATCGAATCCTTCACCGCGGCGAGCCTCTCGCGCAGTTTTGGCGAAGGCCGCGCAATCTCACCCGTGAGCAGTGCTACGACGGCCCGACCGTCTTCAGTGACCGGAGCGACACTCAAGTCGGCCAGGTACTGCTGAGCGCGCTCCTGAGGGATTCGCTGCATCTGCACGGCCTTGGTGATCGCCTGTGTGCGGCGGTTCGCGTCGAAGCCGACCGACACATGCCAGTTCACTTCCTTGCTGTCCTCCCGGGCCTGCCCCACCAGACGCTCGTAAGCACTGTTGAACGCCATGCGCGCACCGACCTTGTCGCCGGCGTCGAGAACAGGTTTTGCGGCTGCCAGCGCAAGCTGAATCTCGTCGGTCAGCACCACGGTCTCGAACTCGTCGTTCGTGGTCATGGCGATCGCCCACGCTTCGTCCTTACCCGGGCGACCATCGGCTGCCTGCACTCGCTGGAGGATGTCGGCCATCGCCAGCTTGCCCTTCACCTCGAAGCGGCAAGCCTTCAGCGCGGCCTTCACAGCGGGCACCGAGTAGGCGCAGAGGTCTTCGGCCATCATCGCCGCGGTGCCTGGGTTCATTTCCTGACCCATTGCCTCGGCGGTGGCGCAGATTGCAGCAGCGAGCCCGGCAACCTGGTGATCGTTCATTTCAAAGGTACTCATTGCGCTCTCCCGCTTGGCGCTTGGCCAAGACCATTTGCGCGGCCTGCTCGGCGGCGGAGACGTTCGCCTCGGTGCGTTCCATCTGGCGCGCGGTTGTTCCGTTGATGCGCTGCCCGGTCACCCACTGGGTGTGGTAGCTCTCCGCGTTCGCCAGCAGCTCGTTGAGGCTGTGGCACTTGCGGAGCACGGCGGCATCGCTGGTGTTCAGGAAGTGGGCGGCGACGTGATGGGCGACATCGGCGCCGAGGCGGTCGACCAGTTGGCCGAGTTGGCCACCGACCTTGGCGTTCCATACCGGCCAGGTGCTGTAGCGCTTGCGGTAGGCCATGGCGTAGTTCGCCCAGACCTTGAAGGTTTTGCAGGACTGATCTTTTGGGCCCGGCATGTCAGCGGGAATCTCAACCCGTGGCGTATCAGTGCGATCAACCACTAAAACCAGATTGCGGGCCGGCTTGTCCGGGCTGCCTTGCAAGTCCTGACTGGTATCCTGATTGGTACCCTGATGATTGGTATCCTGATTTGTCGGAGATTTTTCCGACCCCAACTCGGATTTTTCTCCGACCTTGATCGGATTTTTTTCCGATGTGGATCGGATTTTTTTCCGACCTTCGTTCTTTGGTGGGGTCGGATATTTTTCCGACCCGTCCAGCTTCTGATTCCACTCGATCGCCTTCGTGGTGAGGCGGAACAACGTGATGTTCGAAGTGCTGGAAAGCTCAATCAGACCGGCCTCTTCCAGGGCCTTCAGCATGCGGTAAGCGGTGTCTGGCTTATCAGTGAGCAGCGGCAGCTCCTCGATGATCTTGGCCTTGCTCAGCGCGAAGAAGATCCCGTCGTCAGTCTTGATTGGCTTGGTCCAGCTCGGGCAGCCGTAGACGAAGGCGAACAGCAGAGCCTGCTGAGAGTTAAGCCCCCACTCCAACGCCTTCACCTGATTGATCGTGACGGTGAATTGCATATCAGGCTTTCCCGACCAGTTTGGCCAATTCAGGGAAACGATCCACGTACCAATGCGGCTGTGTTTCGCGAGGGCTTTGAGGGCTGGTTAGGTTCTTGCCGTAGGCCAAGCCTTTCTCGGTAACCGACCAGAATTCGACCGTCTCCTGCTTGGAGTTTTTGCGCTGCATGGTCTTGAGGAAGCCATGCGCCGCCAATGCTCGGTTGAAGCCTGGCGCGGTGCTGCTAATGGCGTTGTCTTTGATCAGTGCGGTGACAGCTTTGGTTGGCATGGATGAGCCGCCCACAGTATCTGGCGCTGCGTCCACGGCATAGCCCGGCAAGAACTTGGCATCGAGCCCATTGTTGGCGGCGATCTGGTTCAGCATCATCACTTGGCTGGATGGCGCAGGTTTAAGCAGGCGCGTGAAGCATTCGAGGATGGCGAGCTCGCCGACAACCTTGGTCCCGTTGAGAATGCCCTGCTCGCGGGCGCCCTGCTGCTTCTCCAGTTCATGCCACCGGCGAATCACGGCGAGGCGCATTTTTGCGCTGTAACCAGTGAGCAGTGTGTCGGTGAGTTCGCGGTTGAGGTTGAAGCATGGAAGTGAGCGTCCGGTGCTGTCTTGGTACTGAGCCGAACAATCGGCCCAGTCAATTTCCAGCTCCTTCAATATTGAGCGAACGTCCGAAAGGACATGCTTGTGCGCTTTGCCGGTGAGCTTGGCAATCTCGCGAGACGACATAGTGGTACGCGACACATTTTCATAATTCGAAAAACGTGTCGTGGACTGTCCGGTATTGTCCAGTTGTAGTTGTGCGTGCATAATCGGCTCCACTTGTTTTACCGCTGTTGAAAAAGCCGACCTCGTACGTCGGCTTTTTTGTGTCTGAAATTCAGGCTGCCTTCACGGACTGCTTGAACACTTCCAGGCTGACGATTACTTCCTCAGCCTCCTTGAGCAGGCTCGTTTTCTCGACCGAGCAAACTCGACCATCAGCCTGCGCGTCGAACGCAAGGCGGGTAACGTCGGCAAGATCGGCATGCAGTCGAAGCAGAGCGGCGTTGAGGTTGATCCCTTCCGGCCGCTCCTTCGGGACTAGGTCGAAACCGAAGGACTCAGCCCAGGCCTTGAGCGGCCGGAAGTCCTGAGTGAACTTCATCACGCGATGCAGCTCTTCCACGTTCATCTTGTGGCTGTCGTAATTCGGGTTGGCCTTCTGCGACAGCAGCGTGCGGCTGGTGAAGTCGGCGCCTTCGGCGATCTTGCTTGCACCGTGGGTGTCCACCACGTCGTAGATCGCACTCATCAATTCCTGCATGTCACACCTCACAAATTGTTACGTGGCGTTGCGCCATCAATGACGCGATCATCTGTTCATCAACTGATCAGGGACGCATCCATGACCGACTCTTCAGAACTGCAAGGCGAGATAACCGCCCTTTGCTGCTTTGTGGCAGCCTTGGCATCCACCCTGCCCTTGTCTTCTCAGCTCAGGCTTTGGCCTGCGTTTGAATCGAAGGCCGATCTGTTGCGCACCCAGCTTGGGCGGGATGCCCTTCGGGGCTTCGAGCAGGCGACGATCTCGCTCAGCTCGAAGCGGGGTTAGGCGGCGGTCTTATTTGGCTTCGCTTCCAAGAGCAGCCAAGATGCGTCGAACGGCTTGCCTTTGGCCGCTGCCAGCGCAGCGATCCTTTCCGCGTAACGCGTCTCCCCGGTGTATTCGGTGCGTGGCAGGCTGTCGGCAGTCAGCCACTTATAAATGGCGCGTGGAGACTTCCCGCACGCTAGGGCAACCACCGGAACGCCGCCGGCGTCATCAATCGATTTTTTTAGCGGGCTCATGTGGCCTCCGGGCTAATTATGAACTTGCAGTACATATTATGTCGGAACTGAAAGTACATGCAAGGCCATGCGATATTGAACCTATGGTTCAAATAGAAGAGATTCGCGCCGCGTTTGCCTCCCGCCTCAAAAAGTCACTTGCCGAGAAGGGCATTGATCAGTGGGGAGCGGGCGCTCGCTTGGCGGAAATGACAAAAGTCACCCCGAAGGCTGCCAGCAAATGGCTCAATGGGGAGTCGATACCTGGCGCAGCAAAAATGCAGGCGATTGCCGAAAACCTCGGCGTCAAGATCGAATGGCTGCAACATGGCTCTGGCGAAGGGCCCGGGCTGCTAGTCGATAAGAGTGATGGTGGATCCTCGACTGCCGCTGACAAGCTCCGACAAATGCTCGCCGGGAAATCTCTCGGCGAAGACCGCCTTCAGAAGCTGCTGGCCGTCGCTGAGGGCACTGAGCCAGAGGGCACGGTCGAAGTCCTGGTGAGCGACGCTTACCGGCCCGGCAAGGTAGGCGATGAGGTGTGGATCGCGCACTACGACGTGCGCGGAGCACTTGGTGGCGGCGAGATTGCTCACGACTTCCCAGAGATGCTGCAGGATGTGCGCGTCAGCCCTTCCCAGCTCCGCTCCATGGGCGTTGAGTTCAAGGAGCACTATCACCTGAAGGTGATCACTGGATGGGGCCAGTCGATGACGCCGACGATCAAGCATGGCGACCCGTGTCTGGTGGACATCAGCATTAAGGATTTCATCGGCGACGGTATTTATTATTTCTCGTACCAGGGCTTTCAGTACATCAAGCGCCTGCAGATGAAGGGAAAAGACAAATTCAAGATGATCTCGGACAACCGGAAGCATAAGGCCGAGGACATCTTCATCGACGAGACCTACATCCAGGCGCGCGTGCTGTTCGTGTGGAATGGGAATCTGGTCTAGCCCATGCCCCTCACCAAGCCCAACCAGCAATTGCGCCGCGATCTGAAAGAGGCTGCTGCCCTGCTCAAGTGGTCGGGCGTGGATTTGATGCAGGCTGCCGTGAAGCTGTCCGAGTCCGGGCATGAGGATGACGCCCAGGAGCTGATCACGATAGCAACCAGGTTTCAGGCGGTTGAGGAGCTGATGGCGGGATATGCAGAAGAGGTGAAGGCGGCAAGAATTGTGCGGGCAAGGCCGGGCAAGCTTGAATAACTAAAACCCCATCTTTACACTAGGTGTAATGACGTCACTTGACGCGCTTTGCACCTTGATCTAGAGTAGCGCCATGGACGTTGAATTTGACGATGATGACCTGGATAGGCTTGAAGTCGAGGCCCGATTCACAGCAGGTCATTCACAGGATGTGGTTCGCGCCTACCGAAGGCGCATGCAGCAAATTCGAGGGTTTAGTGACGAAAGAGACCTTTACGCTCTGAAGTCGCTGCATTGTGAAAAATTGAAAGGAAGCAGAGAAGGCCAGCATTCGATAAGACTAAATTTACAGTGGCGTCTAATTCTGGAAATCAGAGGCAATCACCCCTGCAAAGTCATCGGAATCGTTGAAATAGCCGACTATCACTGACAGGAGAAGAATTATTATGAGCGCACGCGTGCCTGCTGAAGTATTTCCGCCAGGAGATTTCCTGCGGGAAGAGCTGGAAGCGCGAGAGTGGAGCCAGCAAGAGCTTGCAGATATCCTGGACCGCCCGCCGCGCCTTATTAGTGAGTTGATCGCTGGGAAGCGAGCCGTAACGCCTGAAACTGCGAAGGGGCTTGCCGAAGCTTTCGGAACGTCTGCTGAATACTGGATGAGCTTAGAGAGTCAGTACCAGTTGTCTAAAGTTAAAACAGAGAACAGCAGCGTCGCTAGAAAGGCTAATTTGTATAGTAAGTTTCCAGTACGGGAAATGCTGAGGCGAGGCTGGATTCAAGCAAGTGAAAATCTTGATGTTCTTGAGCAAAGGTTTTGTGATTTCTTCAACATTCCTACGCTACAAGACAATCCAAATCTGACGCACTACGCAAAGAAAACGGACGTCGCTTTAGATGTTAACTCTCTTCAGCTTGCATGGCTCTTTCGTGTCAGGCTTATGGCTGATAGACAGATAATCACAACATATAAAAGAGAGAAGCTGTTAGCCGCGGTAGAAAGCTTGAAAGCTCTCCTGCTCTCTGCTGAGGAGGTTAGGCATGCTCCAAGACTTCTTGCAGAGGCCGGGGTGAGGCTGGTGTTTGTCGAGGCAATATCGGGCTCTAGAATTGATGGTGCCTGCTTTTGGTTATCCGAGGATAAGCCGGTGATAGGCATGACATTGCGTTATGACCGGATAGATAATTTCTGGTTCGTGTTGCGCCACGAGATCGAGCACGTTCTGAGAGAGGACGGGCGGCACTCAAGTATACCGATTGTTGACCTAGATTTAGGGGCAGTAGAAAGCGAACTGGAAGAGTGCGAAAAAATTGCCAATGAGGCAGCGCAAGAATTTTGCGTTCCTACAAAACAGCTCAACGATTTTGTGTCTCGTGTACAACCATATTTTTCAGAGCAAAAAATCACACTATTTGCTCAAAGAATCAAGGTGCATCCTGGGATAGTTGTAGGTCAGCTGCAGAGAAAGCTCGATCGCCATGATTTCCTTAGAAAGCATCAAGTTAAAGTAAGAAGTTTCGTCCTGCCTTCAGCAGACGCTGATGGCTGGGGATCGCTTTCTAGCTGATGGAGTATTTATGACTGCTTATTCCAACCAGATTAAACTGTACCTCGAACGATACAAAAAGGAAGTCGGTGATGATGGCTTGATTGACGCCCACGCAATTGCGGCATGGGCGTATAAAAATGGGCTGCACAAACCGAACACAAAAACAATTATCGACGCGATTGCATCAGACATCTCTCAGGCTTTTCGCGAAGAATACAGAACCAACAAGAATGGTCAGCGTTACCGAGCGAAGCATGCGGTCAGATCGAAGAAAGGGAATAAGACACTTTCGCTCTGGGCTGATATAGATGATGACCAGGCACCTCGCGAGCACTTTGTCAGATCGTTCGCGCAACGCAGACAGCAAATTGTCGGCGATTGCTATCAGTTGAAAACGGATGTGGATGTCTACAACATGAAGGACCGTGCGCAAGAGCCGATCCAGATTGTTCTCGACTTCACATACGACGTCGAAGAGCTGCAGCTCCCCTTCCAGGACAGCGCTGCTGCTTAATGGAAGCCCGGCCCAGCGCCGGGCTTCTTGTTTCCGTATGTCGAGATTCTCGTTACGACGATATTCGAAGCGTACAGCTCGTCGACGCCCCACTTTCTCAAAGGTTTCCGATCACGGCTTTGTGGATTTCCAGGTAGAGGTTGATACAGACTTCAGATTATGGTTTAAAGGTTCGGTCACGTATCGATCGATCACGTGGCGGTTCGCGCCAGGGAGGCGCCGGCTGTAGAAGCGGATTGTCTCCGGGTGCTTCTTGGAAAAATAAAAGGAATTAGCTATGACCCTTTCTCTGCAAGACATCAAGCCTGAAGAAATCGCTAACCTGAAGAATCAGTCTCAGGCTGCGTTTGACGCGGAAATTCAACGCCGGAACGAAGTCGTCAGCGCTAAGCCAGCGCTTCGAGAGGTTCTTCATCAAAACGTACATCCGCAATCGTTGTGCGGATGCGGCTGCCAGCAGAACATTTGCGGTTACTTCAATTTTGAAGGTTGCGGTTGCGGCTGCTCTCCCCACACTGAAACCGTCCAGATCAGTTCTGCGCTGGCAAATATCGGGCCTAACGCGCCACAGCAAGGCACCTCTGTCAGATTCATCGGTCAAGCAACCGGTACCGGCACAAACCTCGATATCAGAGATGTCTACTTACAAGGCACAGTACCTGATGCGGAAAACCTCATCGGGATACAGCTTTCGCTTCAGTTGTCGATTAATCAAGGCGCGCTTTCCCTTTCCATCTTTGAAGGAAGTCGCTTGATCGCTGTATTGGTTCACCCTGCTCAATACCAGGCGAACATCAATGGTCAGTTTTACGGCAGCGGTATCGGCATGTTCCAGCAAGCGTAACTTAGCGATGCTTGCGTAGCGGATCTTCAGGAAGGTAGCCCTAGCGTAGATGCTAGGGCTTTTCCGTTTCTAGCCAGCGCCTTTTTTGAGTTCGCTTCGTCAATAGCAAATATTCACGACCCCCAACCCGCAGTGACCTTTAGGCTTCCTCCTCTGAAGGCGCAGCCGCCAATGGTGGCCGTACGCCACGAATGGTAGAGTGCGGGCTTTCATGTGGAGAACTTAGGGATGAAGGCTTCAATAGTTGCGGTTGCTAGCGCGGCCCTGGTCGCGGCCTGTTGTTGGTTTGGATGGGGAGCCTACCAAAGCCACCAGGAGAGCAGTCAGGCATTAAGCGCGGTTCAGGCATCAACGGTTTTATTCGAGAGGCAGCTTTCTGCTCGGAATGAGGATGGAATAACGCTAGTTGAGTACTCGAATCGCGCTTCGAGCGTCTTGGAATCACTGGACAAAGAGGCGGACAAACTCGCTTTAATGGACTGGTCTCACCGGCCTGCTGACAGAGATACAGCGCTAGCATTCATTGATGAGTGCAAGGCAATGACAAGGCTTGCCTCCTCCAGGGTCCGCCTTATGGTGGAGGAAAGTAACGCCCAGGAAACATATGATCGGGCGACCAAGGAGCTCCACGACGCATCATCTTCAGAAAGGGAGTGGAAGCACAAAAGGTTCGCCGCCGCTTCAGATGATCTGATAGCCGCCCTCCAAAAGAGGATCGATGTATCCAAAGAAGCAAAAGGCAAAATTGAGAAATTTCTTGCCGCTGATGATGCTGTGAAAACTTCCTTTGGAGAGAATAAAGGGCTCTCCCAGCCCGTCGCCGAAGAGCTTAGAAAAAGCATCTCGCCTACCCCTTCAGAAAAAGATAGCGACGCAAAAAGCTAATCTTTCGGGAGCCTCGAAGCCCGCCATTGAGCGGGCTTTTTTTGTTCATCAGAAAGGCGACACGTCCATCTCGGGCTCTCGCTCGACCTCTGCAGGCCCCTCATCGTCTTCTGAAGGCTCCCAACGCAGCGTTATCGATTCATCCTCATCATGAAACATCATGTCAATGCCGTCGGCTTCCGACAGCGCGCCCAATATCTCCGACCACTCCCTGTCCCCGTCCGTGTCCAGCCGATGTATCCGCACCTCGCGCCGCTCTTGGGCGATCGGGTGATTGATCATCGACGACACTCGCAGCACAAGCCGCTCCATCGGGTTCATTGATTTGATTCCTGAGTCGTTCTTTTTGCTCTGCTGCGCCATAAACACCTCCTTAACAAATGCTGTACATGCATCCAGTATTAGAGCGCGAGCATAGCGAACCTTCGGTTCAGCGTAAATCCCATTACGACCGCCAATTTCTGAACTTAAAACTGAACCGGATAAAATTTATGTACTTTTGGTACTTGACGCAATGTGAACCAGTAGTTCATATTTGCTCCATCGCAGCGACACACAGCCACTGCGAAGGGCCTCAACAGACCCGCCGCTCTTTAACAACCAGCGCCATGAACGACTACCCGGCCAGTCCGGTTAGGTCACTCCCGGCTCCATCGGTGGGAGGTCAGTAAACCGATGAACAAAACCGCACTTGCCTCTACCGGCGACCGGCGATCCGACAGGCCCGAAAGCCTGCCCACGCGCAGCCCACTGCGACGGCGGACGAGGTGTTGACCGAACTGAGTGAATGACCTGGTAAGCGGGTGCGGAAAAAAACAGATTTCACTGGCTGGCCTTGGCGACAGGGCCAGACGGGAAATCAACCGCCCAGTTGGGCACAACAGCAGGTGATAGGCATGGACATCAAAACCCTTGAAGCGCTGGGCGTGAGCGCAACCGATCTTTCCGAGCGCATCGTGGAGCAGGCGGTGCACGCCCTTCTCTACTCCACCAGCTACGGAGAAGACGACGAGGAAAGCACGCAGGCTTCCCGTTTCAAGCAGCAGATTGAAAAGCGTGTGAAGGATGCGGTCGACCAGAAGATCGACGCGATGTTTGCTGAGCACGTTCTGCCGCGCGTTGGCGAAATCATCGAATCGGCCGACATGCGCAAAACCAGTCATTACGGCGAACCGAAGGGCGAGCCCATGACCTTCAAGGAGTACATCGCCAGTCGCGCCGAGGTGTACATGAGCGAGAAGGTCGACTACCACGGCCAGTCGAAAGACGAATCGAAGGACAGCTATAACTGGTGCGAATCAGGCCCGCGCCTCACCGTTCTGATGAAGCTCTACATCAAGGACACACTCGAGAAGAGCGCGAAGTCGGCGATCAGCGACGTGAACAAGGTGATCGCCAAAAACATCGAGCAGGCTGCCAAGGATGCGATTACGTCCTGCGCCGCCTCTCTCAAGGTTGCAGCGACTCTCTGACAACCAGCGCCACGACAGCCTGTCGTTAACTGCTCGATCCTCTCTATGAGAGCGCATCGGGGTGTGATCTGAATCCTGCCGCCAAGCAGCACAGCTTCTATCCAGCGAGATCCGGAGGAATGAACTCGGGTCGATGCAGGGATTGGCACCTGCCAGATCACACCCCGATGCGGACGAAACTGCGGCCTATAACCGCCCACCTGCATCACCGCAACACGCAGATGAATGCCCGGGCTGACGGGCGAGTGTAAGACCTGAGGGATCGCGGGAACCGTGGCCGGTAGAGTGAGTAAGCGCCCAGATGGCCACGGCGAGTCCAAGAATAAGCGGCTGAAACCTTCGCCCCGGTGAAACTCCGGTGTCACTAAGGCCGCTAATAGTCATGCCGGGATCAGCTCCGGCCATCTGCACCCACCCTTCCCCGACACCACCCGAAAGCACTCCCCTCCGGGCCGAACGGCAACCAGCGGAGCGGATGAGTGCATTGCGAGTTTTGTTGGATCAACCAGCGCTTGGAGAAAGCCATGGAATTCAGTTTTGAAGTGGACAGATTGTCGGTCGAACCATATGGCCGCAATGGCGTTTCGGTAACCGTCGAGGTAGAGGGCTCGGTCTTGGCGGAGGACCTGTCTGTCACTGACCGCCTCGAAGGTCTCGATGTTGACGACGTTCGTGAATGGCTACTGAAGAACGACAGCCACGACGACATCCTTGAGGCGATTGGCGAAGAGAAACTCCACGAATTCCTCTCGCACTCCGCCTAACCCCAAACACTGGAGGTCGCCATGAGCAAGCAGCAAGCAGTTCGAATTATTCAGCAGCAGATACACAGCCTTGCTGCGGAAGCTCAGCAATCACTGCAAGAGCACAACGGCTGGCTCAAATGCAGTGATCGACTTCCGGAACTTCCGAAGGGCGGCGGCAAGCATCACGTAATCGCCTACACACCAGCCAGACAGGCTCAGAGATTTGCGAAAGGTTCACGCTTCCTCTACTGGAACGGCATCGACTGGCGCTACCCGGACGGCTCTCGCTTCGAGCATCGCGTAACGCATTGGCAACCCTTCATCACCCCGCCCGCCGAATAACGCCACGCTGGAGGCAACCATGAACGCAGCACTGAAGATTTGTCAGGCCATGCACGACGCGCAGTTGCCTCCGATGGTGAGCGAGCCGGACGATCAGCGCGAATGGCTGGAAAGCGCCGCTGAGCAGTTGGTGTGCGGCTCCGACGTGACGTGGAAGCGCCGGTTTGGCCCAGCGCAGAAGGTGACCAAGGCGCAGTACGCCGAACACTTGCAGCATCACCTGAACCAACGGCAGATCGACGGGCTGGATGATCGCGATTCGTTCGCCAATCTGGTGCTGGCCGTCGTGGTCGGAAGTTCGGCCGAGGCGCTGACTCACGCAAAGCACCTGCTAGGCACCGACAGCCCGGTCACGGAGCTGGAAGCGATCGCTGCCGACCTGCTCCGCCCGTACGCCGCCGAAGCCGTCACCGCTGAGCGCGAAGCGGCCGAGGACGACGCGTTATGAGCAATCAGGTAGCACTGGCCCGGCTGGGCCTTGAAATCGCGAAGATGCGCAAGTCCTGCACTCCGGTGCCGGATCGCACCTTCGTCATGGGCATGATCGAAATGGCGGAGTTCGCCGAGATCGTCGACACCCGCACCGCCAATCGTTATCGGGATGCGCTGGACGCCAAGTTCGTCGAGCGCAACACCCATCTGAAAGGAGTTTCGGCATGACAACCCATCTGGTGAAAACGCTTATCGATGAGCAACTGGAGGAGATTGCACGCAGCCTCGCAGTTGTCGGCGCTGGCATCCCTCGCGAGCTTCCTGTTTCGGCGCTCCCTCCTCCACTGGTGGCAGCCATCAAACAAGGCCGCATCGCTGTGAGGGCTCGCCAATGAATCTCCTGTACTGGTTTCTCGTCGTGATCCTGATTGCCGGCGCAGGCGCCTACGGCATCGTGAAAGACGGCCAGGATACTTGCCAAGTGCCGCGCTCCACCACCTACAACGTTTTCCGATGACCAGCCGGCAGTTGGCCCGCCGCATCCTCATTCGGCGCGGATCGTTCCGTGTCCTCGCGATTTACACCTTCCTGATGCTGCTCAGCGCCCTCGCCGATCGCATCACTCAATAACCAAGCATTCAATCGCTGCGCTGGGCGCGGCAAGGATTCCCCATGTCCGCAGTAATGAAACAGGCTGATCATCTGCCAGCCATTTCCGAGGATGCACTCGTCGAAGTGCTAAGCGGAAGTCTGTATCCAGGCGCGGCGCACAACTCGGTTGTGATGGTGCTGGCCTACTGCAAGGCGGCCCAGCTCGACCCGATGCTCAAGCCGGTGCACATCGTTCCCATCTACCAAAAAGGCCGCGGGATGGTCGACACGGTCATGCCCGGCATCGGCCTGTACCGCATTCAGGCCGCTCGGACCGGGCAATACGCCGGAATCAGCGATCCCGAATACGGCCCCCCGATCACTGCCACGCTGGGCGGCGTCGAGGTCACCTATCCCGAGTGGTGCCGAGTGACGGTAAAGCGCCAGATGTCGAACGGCCTTGTCGCCGAGTTCACGGCCAGCGAGCGATGGCTTGAGAACTATGCCACTGCCAGCAAGGACACTGTCGCCCCGAACTCGATGTGGAAGCGCAGAGCGTTCGCCCAGCTCGCCAAGTGCGCCGAGGCGCAGGCGCTGCGCAAGGCGTTCCCCGAGGTCGGATCGGCGCCGACGGCGGACGAGATGGAAGGCAAGACGTTCGACGAGGCTCCGCGCGATGTGACGCCGCAGCCGTCCGCAATTAAGGAGCCTGCTCCAAATCCTGATTACTCGGATGAAAAGTTCGAGTCAATGCTCCCTACATGGCAAGGCGGCATTGACCAAGGGAAAACCAATCCCGAAACACTGATCGCGTTTCTTCAGTCTCGCTACACGCTGAGCGACTCGCAGATCGACCGAATCAAACGAATGGAACCAATCGACGGAGACGCAGCATGAAAATTCACAACGTAGCTCAAGGCTCCGCCGAGTGGCGCGCATTGCGCGCTCAACACTTCACCGCCTCCGAGGCGCCCGCAATGATGGGCGCTTCGAAGTACCAGACCCGCACCGACCTGCTGACCATGAAGAAAACCGGCATTACGCCGGAGGTCACTCAGGCGCAGCAGTACATCTTCGACAAAGGCCACGCAACTGAAGCGCTCGCCCGGCCGCTGGTTGAAGTCATGATCGGCGAGGAGCTGTATCCAGTCGTGGGTACCGACGGCAATCTGCTCGCCTCCATGGACGGCGCGACGATGCTGGGCGAGACACTCTTCGAACACAAGCTTTGGAACGAGTCGTTGGTCGCCCAGGTGAAGGCTGGCGAGCTGGATCCACACTACTATTGGCAGCTCGAACAGCAACTGCTGGTGAGCGGCGCCGAGCGCGTGATTTTCGTGTGCTCCGACGGCACCGCCGAAAACTTCGTGCACATGGAATACCGACCTGTCGCCGGCCGCGCCGCGCAGTTGGTCGAAGGCTGGAAACAATTCGAGGCGGACCTGGCCAACCACGAAATGGCCGAGGCGCCGTCGATTATCGTCGGCAAGGCCCCGGACGAGCTACCAGCGCTACGCATCGAACTGACTGGCATGGTCACCGCGAGCAACCTCAAGGTGTTCGAGGATTCGGCTCTCGCTGTCATCGACTCTGTGAAAACCACGCTGCAGACCGATCAAGACTTTGCCGACGCCAAGAAGGCGGTCAAGTGGTGCGGCGATGTTGAAGAAGCGGTTGCAGTAGCGAAGAAACAAGCGCTCTCCCAAACCCAAAGCATTGACGAGCTTTTCTCTTCTCTGGATCGAATCAGCGCGCATGCTCGCGAGACGCGCTTGAAGGTCGACAAGCTTGTGAAGGCTCAAGAGCTGCTGGTGAAGACCAACATCAAGCAGAAGGCTGAACAGGCGCTAGCGGATCACGTCGCTGCCATCAACAAAACGCTGGGCCGGGTGACGCTGCCAGCGGTTGCCGCAGACTTCGCCGGCGCCATGAAGAACAAGCGCACCATTGCCAGTCTGCAGGACGCCGTCGATACCGAGCTGGCTCGGGCAAAAATCGCCGCGAGCCAGTCAGCAGATGCCATTCGCTTGAATCTGACCAGCCTGGCCGAGCTCGCGCCAGACCATGCATTCTTGTTCAACGACATCCAACAGCTCGTTCTGAAGGCCAACGATGACCTGGTCGCACTGATCAAGGTGCGGATATCGGAACGCCAGAAGGCCGAGGAGCAGAAAGCCGAAGCCCAGCGCGAGCAGATCCGCCAGCAGGAGTTGAAGCGAATCGAGGACGAGGCGAAAGCAAGCGCGCCGGTCGAGCCCGCACCAGTTGCCAGCCCGGCACCGGTGAAAGCCGCCGCGCCGGTTCAGTCTGCCGCGAAGCCGACGACCACAACTGCGGCGCCGGCGAACCTGCAGGCCGAAGTGTTCGATCTGGAAGAGCTGATCAAAGCAGTTGCCTACGGCCAAGCGCCTATCTCGGTGCTGACCGTAAGCTGGGAACACCTCGACGCGCTAGTCGCCGATCAGGGCAGCAAATTCAGCATGGCCGGCGTGAGGCTGGTGAAGGTGGCAGCATGAGATGGGACGCCCACAAGGCCGAAGAACCGGCCATTGCCCAAGCACTTCACCGGTTCGCAGATACCGGGATCTTCGCCGCGTCCAAGGCGCTGCACCGGTCCACTCGCTCACTCAACCGGATCGCTAGCGAGCACGGCATTGAGTTCACGACCTGCACCGCCAGGACGATGGAAGCCCGTCGCCAAAAAAGGGCCTCAATGGTCACTCAGATAAAGGCTTTGGCCGGCACGCGATCTCAAGCTGAGATCTGCGCAGCCATCGGAATTTCGCGGGCTGTTCTTCGTGAGCTCGCCGAGATCTACGAAATCAACATCAACAGTCGCTCGAAAGGTGCCTGATATGGAACAAGCATTCGTTGAAGCCGCAAAGCGGCAAAGTGGACTGGAGGCGGCGAAAGCTGCCTTCTTTGCATCTGGAGGTAAGGCGCAGCTAATCCCTACCGGGATCGGAAAGGACAGTCCAAGCATCGCAACGGTAGTCAATACGCCTTACGGCTACAGGAACATTGAAGCGCAGAAGGCCAAGCGAGGCCGAATGATCACTCAAGATGAGCGAGACAAGATCGCCGGCGAACTTATGAACTGCAAGGCAGCCGGAATGACGCGCAACAAAGCCTGCAAGCACATGGGTATCAGCACGACACTCGCCCGGAAGATCGTCGCGGACTACTCGCTCGATTACCCGACGAAAGCCTGATGCGCAGATTCAACACTCGCACCCAACAACGCAAACGACAGACCTGGCTGGACTTGCCGGCCAGCGGAATTGAAGAGGTAGGCCATGGCCAAGAGCAATGCGCAATTGCAGAAGGACAAGCGAACCAAGGAAAAGGCCCTACTCGACCGGATCGGCGCCGAGAAGCGATTGGCGAACTTCAACCTCAAGCCTTTCATCAGGAAGGCTGAGCAGCCGCACCACCTTATCGCCTATCAGGTGTATCGCTTCCACATCGGTTTTCGTGCTCATCGCAATCACCATCAGGTCTGTGCCGAGTGCAAATCAATAGCCCAATTTCACGAATCACGCCAGCCGGCGAGGCAGGCGTATGCCCCGAGGAAATCGCAATGCCTGTACTCCACAGCGTAATTCACAAGATCGACAAAAAGCCTGACGGCACCCCGGCTGTATTATTTCTCGGAGGTTCCGAACAGGTCGAAAGCCAAGCCCGCGACGATCTGATGAATCAGTTCAACGAAAGCTACAACGCCACCAGCGGCAAGGGCTGGGGATTCTTCCATGCCGAATCTGGAGCATTCCCTCTGAGCGGCTGGCTCGCCAAGTACATGGCGGGCGGCTCCGACTTCCTCGATTTCAGCGTCACCGCCGTCGAGCACTTGACCCGATTGATGGAGGAATCGAACTTGACTACGGGAGGCCACGCCCTTTTCTGCCACTACCGGCAAGGTCTCACCGATTATCTGATCATTGCATTGGTGCAGGAAACAGAAGCGGTGGCCATGACCGAAGAACTCAGCCTGATGACGGTCAAGCGCCTGGATCTGGATCACATCCGCCTGGCCGCGCGCTTCAACATGAGCGAGTGGCAGAGCAATCCGCAATCGAAGCAGTACATCTCGTTCATCAAGGGCAAACAGGGGCGCAAGCTGAACGACTACTTCCGTGATTTCATCGGATGTCAGGAAGGGATCGACGGCCCCGGAGAAACCCGGACGCTGCTCAAGGCCTTCAGCGATTTCGTCGAGAGCGAAGACATGCCGGAAGACGCAGCTCGCGAGAAGACGCAGACCCTCGTCAGTTACTCCATGGCCCAAGCCAAGCTCGGCGAGCCGATTACCATCGACGAACTTTCCGAGCTGATCAACGAGGACCAGCCAAAGGCATTTGTTGACTTCATCAAGGCCGCCGACTACGGGCTTTCCGACACCCTGCCGCCGGACAAGAAGACTCTCAATAAATTTCGGCGGTTCACTGGCCGGGCCGAGGGGTTGTCGATCAGCTTCGAACAGCATCTGCTCGGGTCGAAGATCGAGTTCGACGAAGCCGGCGGCACGCTGACTCTGCGGGGCCTGCCAACTCAACTTACAGAACAGCTGAAGCGCGCAACGGCCTAACCCACCCTCCACCGCCCGGGCATGCCCCGGCATAGGACGCCCCATGCCCACGGAAAACAAACCGGCCGAGCCGCTGCAGGTTGAGCGCTCGACTGTCACGAAGCTGGTGATCACCGGCGCGCCGAGCCTCGATCCGATCACCGTCTTCCTCGAAGACCTGGCACCTTGCAAGGGCAAGATCACCGTCAGCTGTTACGACAAGAGCTGGCACGCCTATTGGGGCGGGATGTGGGAAGGATTGAGCATTGGCCAATTCTTCTGCGAGCTGAATGCCGCCTACATCATCGGCTATTTCGAAAACGGCCTGAGTTGCCGACGGTTCAGTGGCGAAGCCCTGGCGGATAAAGCGCGGCTGGAAATCTTGGAAATGCGCCGGGATTTCGATCTCGACAGATCAGATGCTCGCGAGTTGTACGACGAAGCTGAGGATATTCGGTATGTGAACTCCATCGACGAGCTAGGAAGCGCACACAGAGAGCTGATGCAGCGCGTTTTTGGCGATGAGTGGTGGCACTTGAGCGAAGACGCGACCGCGCCGAATCCTGACTGGTACTACCTGGAACGCATCATCCACACGGTGCAGCAGTCGCTGCGCCAGGAACGGCTGCAGCAGGTGGCAGCATGAAGCGCTTCGTCCGCCGCAAATTCGAAGCCTGGCTGATCCGGCTGGCCGCGAAGATCCTGAGCGGCCGCAACGTGCAGCGCTCCCCCGTTGTGTCCCGGCGCGACAACAACCAGATGTTTGAAATTGCCGGTGAGCTCGAAGAAATCGCCCAGCGCATCAGCACCAACTACCCGTAACTCCCTCCCCCTTCAAAGTCAGCCGCTATAGCGGCAAGGACGAAGTCATGTCTGCACAAAAGCCAATCATCATGTACGACGCCCCGGAAGCGGCCAGCCTCAAAACGGTAACCGGTTGGGTTTCCGCTGACGGTCGCTTTTTCGGCGCCGACGAAAACCTTGCCCGCTACTGCGGTGCTACCCACCGCCGCTGCGAAGCGAACCCTGACCACGATATCTACGAAGTGAACAGCTACTGCAAAGCGTGCCACCACGCCCGCCGCCAAGCGAAATTCGCGGCGATGCCGGTCAAGGAATGGGTCGGCGAACCTCTGGTCATCTTCGATGGTGACCGGTACTTCTTTGATGAAGACGATCTGCGCGACTACCTGGTCGAGAGTGAAACCGATCTGGCCGACCTGCAGCTCTGTATCTGCGAACCGAACTACCCCAGCCAAATCGACCCGGCAGATCACTTCATCGATGATCTGCCAGAGGACGGCGAGATCCGCGACGATCAGTTGCTTGCGGCATTCGAATTGCTGAACGAGATGATCCGCAAGTCCGAGCCACTGTCTTGGTCAGAAGGCGAGTTCGCCGCGCGACTCCCGCAGTCGCTCATCGATGAGGTCAGCACCGCGAGGGCCGCAGCATGATCCTCAAATGCATGGCCGGCTGCACCCTCTTCTTCTGGCTTCCATTGGTACTGACCATAAAGGCGGTGATCGGATGAGCGACAAACCCAAAAAATCAACTATCTGCGCCGCCAAGTCAGGCGACCACGAGTGCAGTTTGCCAAGGGTGCGCGGCACGCTCTTTTGCAGCCAGCATCAGCGCTCAGATTATCGCCGTCGCATGGGTTCACGCCCGATCATCAACGAACAACTCGCCTACATGATGCAGCGCGATGGGCAGCAGCAATGACAGAGGTGACGCCATGTTTTTCCTGATTCCCGCCCTGCTCCCCGTTCTCACGGTAGGCTCCCCGCTCTACATGGCCTACCTCATCTACAAGGGGCCGTGGCGATGAATGACCATGAGCTGTTGCGGCTGTCAGCAAAAGCCATGGGATTCGATCTGGAGTATCGGCGCGGGAGCGATGCCTTTTACTACGACGACCCAGACTCCGGACGGGAGCAATGGCAGCCGCTCAGCGATGACGGCCAGGCCATGCGCATGGCTGTAGAACTTCAGCTCAGCATCACCTGGTTTATCAACCTGCATTACGTGATGGTCGAGCGTCGCGGCTTCGGCGAGAACATCGGCTGGACCGACGACACGGAACGAGGCGGCGCGCTCCGCCAGGCAATCACCGTCGTAGCAGCACAAATCGGCAGCACCCTCCCCTAACCGCTCCCCCAACTCAACAGCCTGCCGGTGTACGGTGGGTGAGGTATTCGTATGTCCGCACTGAACCGCTTTCATGAAACAGCGAGCGATGCGCTGGAGAAGATCAGCGCCTGCCTCCCGGACGGCGCCAAGCTCTGCCTGGCCATCTACACCCCTGAAAAACCAGAACTCGACATCGTGCTGCAGGACAAAGGGCTCGACCTGAACGAGGCGGTTTCAACCCTGCGTCGGCGCGGCCTGAGCATCGACGGCGACAACGCCTACAAGCGCGATCTGCTGGACGCAGTGGTCGGAGCGCTGGCACTCGGCGCGCAGAACAGCAATCCGCCACCAGCTGGACACTGGGGCCAGCGCTTCTGGGATATCGGACGCGAGGAGCGCGGACTGCACGAAGAGTTAGTAGCCGCGCTGAAGCTCACCCGCGAGAACCTGCGCGCCTGCCAAGCAACCATCCACTTGGCCGGCTACTTCGACCCCGCCTACGTCAACGATGCCCAGGCTGCCATGAAGGTCGCCGACGCAGTTCTGGCCAAGGCCGGCGCATAACCCATCACCACCTTCTGCCGCCACGCGCGGCATGGAGACTGCTATGTCCGAAACAGAAGAAATCGTCGAAACGTATCCATTCGACAAGGTGCCCGAAGAGCGGATGGCCGCACTACTGGACACCACTAAGCGTGCGCTCGAAGGAAAGCGGGCTCGCGGAATCATCCCCGAAGGCGTCTGGAATAAGATTGACGGCCGGGTTTTTTATAGCATCAGGAGATATGAAGCATGGCAAGAAAGCCAGTGGGCCTGCCCCGAGGAGTTGAATTTGCTGGCCAGTCTGTCCGTATCCGGTTCACTTGGAACGGCGAGCGGCGGTGCGAAACCCTTGCCCATCCCCAGACGCCAAAAGGGATCAAGGCGGCCGCCGATCTACGCGATCAAGTAATCAGCCTGGCCAAGCATGGGGTTCTGGACGAGAAGCGATATGCCGAACTGTTCCCGAACTCCAGCTACTCCGCTGTGGCCACTGGCCTTACGTTTGGCGAATACGCCCAGACTTGGATCGACGGTCTTGAGATCGTTCCAGGCACTCGCCGGAACTACAAGGGCACCATCAACAATTACTGGATGCCGGAACTGGCCACGGTGCCCATGACCACTATCACCCCGATGCTGTTGCGTCGGGTGATTGCCGAGACCACTTGGGAAAGCACCACCGTGAAGCGCACGGCGATATCGCGGGTGAATGCCTTGTTCAAGGCGGCAGTGCGGGATGAGGTAATCGAAAGGAATCCGGCGACGGCGATCAAGCTCCCTGGCAAAGCCAAGAAAGTGATTGATCCCTTCAGCGTGGAAGAAGCGGACATGATCATCGAATGGATGTATGCCAACTTCACTTCGAGGGCGGCACAGATCTACGCTGCTTACTTCGAGTTCGCGTTTTACTGTGGCATGAGGACGGGAGAGCTGCGGGCTCTGCGCTGGGATGAGATCGACATGGACAAGCGCGTTGCGCACGTCTGCCGGATCGTTGTTGATGGGAAGGTCGAGGAGCGCACGAAGACCAAGCACGCCCGCACGGTGATGTTGAACAGCCGAGCCATGCATGCGCTGGAGCGCGCCAAGCGAATCGCGGATGCCCGATTGAACCAGGTTCGGCGCAAGCGGCAGTATTCGCCGTATGTCTTTCCGCCTTCCGGAAGCTCGGAATACATTCTTGGCGCGACGACGCCGGGTGGCCACTTCGCCAAGGCACTGGAAGCCTTGAAAATAAAGCCGCGCAGTCAGTACAACTGCCGTCACACTTACGCCACAATGTGCCTCATGGCGGGCATGAACCCCGCGTTCATCGCAGGACAACTCGGGCACAGCGTCCAGGTGTTACTGTCGACATATGCTCGCTGGCTGAGCTCGACTACCGACTGGTCTGAGGTCGGTAAGCTTGAGAGCCAGATTGGTACGAAATTGGTACAGGCTTAAATTTATTTCACTTTTCGCCCTTTGTTTACGGGCGCCTCTAGCTTTCCTAGCACATACTCCTAGAATGCGACGCTTTGAAGAAATAACCCGTTACAAACTAACGGAATATCCAACCTTTATGAGTTCGCCCGCGTGAAAATTCGTCTTTCGATCCTGAGCCTGTTTTTTGCATTTACAGGCACATTCATCACGCCAACGATCAACGCTGCGGAAACCACCGCTGCCCCACGCGATGCCTCGACCCTGAAGATCGCCTCCGGCAGCGCCCTGCTCATGGATATGCAGACCAACAAAGTCATCTACTCCAGCAACCCTGACGTGATCGTGCCGATTGCCTCCGTCAGCAAGTTGATGACCGGACTGGTGGTGGTTGAAGCGCGGCAGAACATGGACGAATGGATCAATGTCGACATCAGCAATACCCCGGAAATGAAGGGTGTGTTCTCGCGAGTCAAACTCAAGAGCGAACTGCCGCGCCGCGAAATGCTGCTGATTGCCTTGATGTCCTCGGAAAACCGCGCGGCTGCCAGCCTCGCCCACCACTATCCGGGTGGCTACGCTGCGTTCATTGCGGCAATGAACGCCAAGGCCAAGATGCTGGGCATGACCAGCACACACTTCGTTGAGCCAACGGGGCTGTCGGAACGCAACGTTTCCACCGCACGCGACTTGAGCAAATTGCTGGTCGCAGCGCACAAGCACCCGTTGCTGAGCCAGCTCAGTACCACCAAGGAAAAAACCGTCGCCTTCCGCAAGCCCAATTACACCCTGGGTTTTCGCAACACCGACCATCTGGTCAACAAGGCTGACTGGGACATCATGATCACCAAGACCGGCTTCACCAATCCTGCTGGTCATTGCCTGGTGCTGGTGACCCGAATGGCCAACCGCCCGGTGGCGCTGGTGATCCTCGATGCATTCGGCAAGTACACGCATTTTGCAGACGCGAGCCGCATTCGCAGCTGGGTGGAGACCGGTCGCAGCGCGGCGGTGCCGGCAGTCGCGCAGCAGTACAAGGCACAGAAGAATCTCAAGTCGCGCCAGAGCGGCGTGGTTGAAGCGTCCAAATAG